CTAGCTGATTTCTATTCTCTCCCACTCTCTCCCGCGATCGTTCCTGTATTGCGCAGCCATGCTATCAGACTTATGTCCGAGAAGGTGCTGCGCAAATCTTTCGCCATACTGTTTCTCATAGAGCCTTGCAGACAGGCTGCGTATCTCATGAAATGTTGGCGGTTCTCCGCTGAAAGAAAGTCCAGATTCCTTGCGTGCGCGCATAAAATACCTTGATACCGTCCCTGATGAAAGCGCTTCGCTTCGTGTAGAGGAAATTATTGTTTCTCCTTGCGAAAGTGATTTACATCTCTTCAGCGTATCTGAAAGCGAAAGGTTAGCTGCATCAAGCTTAATCGTTACCGGTATCGCCAGTTTTGCTCCCGTCTTTTGTTGTTGTACGTGTAGAAATCCTTCTGAAATGTCAACCCATTTCATTGCACAGATATCACTAACACGCTGCCCGGTAAGTAATGCTATCTCCATAGACAGTTTCACCCATGGCGGCTGCTTCCCGGCAGCATCATATATTTTCATGAATTCATCGGTGGTTAATCTGACCCTTTTAACTTCAGATTTAGCGGCCCTTGTGGCCGTGACTGGGTTTGAGTGTATGAAGCCTTCAGCTATAGCTTCTCTGAAAATGTCACTCAACGTCGATCTGATTAACTTTGATGTGGCCGACTTTCCTTCTGAAACATAATCATTGAGTATGGTGGCAATATCCCTAGTTGTTATATCTGACAATGGAATGTCCTGAAACCGCTCCTTTATGGCTCTTATTTTGCTTCTGTAATCAGCAAGTGTTTTAGGCCTGAGTCCTCTGACTGATATGATGCTGTCATATTTTTCCAGCCATGCGTGCATAGTCATTGCATCTTCATTATTGATTCGCGACGTAAGACTTTTTCGCTCAGCGCTGGAAAATAACTCAATGTTCGCCTGAACTGCTTCTGTTACTGCGATTCTCCGGTCGCGACCTAACCCAAACTCCTTACCCGTCCTTGGGTCTCGATAGCAATAATAACCGTTGTTCCTGATATACAAGTTTGGAGGCAAATCACGGCGTTCATGGCTTCGCCTTCTTCCCATCTCTAATCCTCTTCAAAAGTCTGCCTGTTGGCTTATTTTTAACGTCGATTTTTACTGCGTTCTCATGAAACAGATACTCCCTTCCATCCTTAAGCGGAGGAGGGGAGATTCGACACTCTCTAACCCAGCGTCGAACTGTCTCAAGGCTTCTTGGCCTTGGCTGTCGCTGGTTCCATTCTGGAAGCGTTAAGTACATCTCATTACCTCTGCAAATTCACGCAAGAAAAAACCAGCGCAAGGCTGGTTATTGGATATCTTGAGAAATGCACAGGCCTCATCGAGTGTGAGACTGTGTGATTCCATGATTACTCCACAGCTTCTTCTTCAACTTCATTCGCGATGTCGTAGAATTTCCCGTAAGTTATTTTCTTGAAGCTGTCAGGGATAACAACTTCGCCATGCCTCTCTTCTTTGTTATTTGGTATTGCAAAAATAAGACAATCATTGCGCTTCGGGTGCTTACCGCCATACGTTGATAACATAACGAAACCAAGTCCACGGCCCGATTGACCACCAATTCCTGTACGCATAATCCCGTAGTGGTTGGTTATGTAGTAATTCCATTCAGGCAAGGATTTTAGCTTGGCGTTAGCGTTATGCATGATTGCATCCAGCTCTTTGTTGTATGCGCGGCCTTCCTTTGTGTTTCCCTTTCCTCGCGCTATCACAACTCTCTTCCCGTCCCAAAAATCCTCGCGTTTGATTGTTATCTGGCATGGGAATTCATATCCTTTTTCCCAAACGAAACTTTGCAGCAAGCCACCTCCACCACCCCAATTACGAGTTGTTGTCCATGCTATAGCACCAACCTGTTCTGCTGCGGCTGGGAGGATAGAATTACGTTGTTCGTTAATGGTATCGTATGAACTGATAAGTTCCTTAACATCATCACCTTCAACCATGTAGTAATCGTAATACTTGCTCTGGTCTGACATTATCTATCTCCAATAAAAAACCCACCGTAGCGAGTTCAGATAAAAGAAATCCCCGCGAGCGAGAGGATTGTTATTCATTGCCGATATTCACCTTTATCGCGAATACCTTCACCAGTTTATCGCCGAAGTGGGGATGTGTGATTGTCTTGATTTCATATCCGTCGTACGGAACATCAATTCTGCGACTGGAATCGTCGCGCTTTGGATATCCCTTTGTGATAATCAGTCGGTCATACTCGCGGAACATAATTCGCTTATTCCAGTAGTCATTACACAAGCGATACTCTTCCGTTTTCTCCCCGCGAATCATGGCATCGAAGTATTCACCTTTGACGGCAAGTTGCAGGTTAGCCACGGTTCACCTCCTGCGGTGGCTCCGGTAGCGGCATCCAGTGGGTTACACCGATAATTTCCATACCCTCCCAATAGTCAAAGAACCCATCATCGTCGTATGTAGCAACGAACATCCCCTGACCCAGACATTTTCCGGTAAAAATTGCGATGGGTTTAGATTCATCATTATCCGGCATTCGCTCACTACAGCTTATCCAGCCATCCGGAATTACCGGAGAGTTGCCATTCACATCGAAATTTGGTTCAGCGTCCTGAACCAGAAGAATGTAGCCATTCTTTGCTGTGTCCAGTTCTGATACCTCGGTGACAGTACCGAAATAGCGATTCCCGGCATCAGCATCACAAGTGCTGACATCAATGGACACCTCCATGCCTTCGATTAATTCTGGCAACTCGTAAGTTTGGCTTACAGGTTGGTTTAGTTTTTCTAAGTCATGATGCAGGGCGGCGCGAACTGTACGCGCAATTCGTTCACGTAACTGTTGTGTGCCGTGATACTCAATAGCAATATCATGCAGCTCGTTTACAAGCTCCCGGATTTGATTCTCTTTCACGATTTACCTCCGTTGAGCATGGCATTGCGGCAGGCGTTATAGCCTTGCGCAAAGCTCTTTTGATAAAGATTCATGTCATCAGATGTCGCCATTTCATCAGGCACTACCGGCACTGGCTGGGCGTGACGATAGAGCGGGATATCCCCCACCTCCTGGTTTTGTTTACCCCAAATCAAAGAGGTTTCTCGACCCCTGGCAATATGATGAAGATTTCGTTCGTCGGTGAACACAACGGGGTCGGCACCTTTCTCCGCTTCGAGCGATGCCAGCGCGATACGCGCCAGTTCACGCAGGTTTTCGCTATACGGTGACGTGTTATCACGACTGATTACGTGGTTCGCTGTATCAATTAAAATCTGTTTTTGCTGTTCTCTGGTAATAGTGGTCATGGGTTAGCCCTCCCTGTACGGATTTAATTTGTTGTGCAGTTTATTAAATGGCCCCCATACGATGGAGCTATACCACTCGGCTATTTTTTCTGCCTGTACGCCTGCTAACCAGATGAAGAATATCGGTGATATTGGAACCATTAAAATAAGAAAGAGAAGGAAAAATAGAGCCTCTTTAAACCTACTTTGACGTGGATAACTCTTCCGGAATATTTTTGTCATTTCACTCCCCCTTAACCTTGATGTCATCGGCGTCTTGTGCACTAACTATTTCCGCCGCCTGACCGAAAGCGGATACCCACTTTCTCGATTCTTCCAGCGCCAAATCAGGGCGACCTTGCAACAGGCAGCCAACGATATAGCCGTGCGCACCTATGGCTTCTGTGATGAGCTGAATTCCCGTTGGCGTGGTTTGGCTTTGGTTGGCCTCCAGCGTCGCCAGTCGTTCTTCCACCACATCAACGGCGTCAGCGAAACCAAACATATTGCTCCATTCTGGACGCTCTCCTGTTGCGGCCTGGTACATATCGGCCAGTGCAGATTCAGCACTATCACGCTCATTGATAAGCTGCGTCTCGCTGTGTTCGAGTTCTGCTATGCGCTTACTTCCATCAGCAATAACGCCCTCGTAATACTCACGCTGTTCAGCAATACGCTTCTCTGCGGCCTCCAGCTTCTTGTAGAGAGCATCCCAGCTTGTCGAGTTGTCCAGAACCAGCTTTGTAACTCGCTCTTCGCGTGATTTGTAATGCTCCAGCTCATCCAGTAGCGCCAGCATTCGCTCAGCGATAGCCACTTCGTCAGGGAATTCTTTTTCCCATGCCTCATTCAGCAATTTGCAGCTGACAGGATTCATACTGAATCGCTCAACCATGAAGGATGCCAGTTCTTTTGTTTTTGCTGTTACTGCCTGTTTGTCGATGTTGCTCATTGGGCTGACTCCTCGCATTTGTGACTTTCTGGATCATCGGCTTTGAAATAACCGCCGCAGATTTTGCAGGGTATCGTCGGCACTTCGTCGTAATTTGAGGTTCCCGTAATCATGACTGCACTCCTTTGCGAAGCTGGGCGGCGATACCTTCGAGAACGCCATCGGCGAATGAGCGAACAAAATCGCCTTCCGGCGCATCAGCCATAAATTCTGTGGAGGTCAGTATCATTCGTGCGATGTCCGCAGCGTTCTTTGCTGTGTCGTCGATAAATCCTGCATCCCATGCGGCCAGCATTCGGTTAGCAACAAAGTAAGCGCCTTCCTTGTGAGCCTGCGCCCGCACCTCAGCCAGAAACGCGTCGGTGGCTGGGGTCTCAGTGAAATCGTCCACCCACGTATCTCCAACGTCCTCGCACTCGCGACGACAATATTCGTTGAATTCGACCTCTGATTTTTTCAGTGCCGCATTCTCCGAAGCCAGCGCCGAAAACTTCTCGTGTGCCAACTTAACAGCCGAATCAGCCTGCTTAATTGACTCAATCGCTCTCTGGTGGTCTTCGGCCAGCGCGGAAATCTTGGCCTCCGCTTCAGCAAATTTACGCACCAGATATTCAGCGTTTGTTTCGTTAACCTTTAAATCTCGTGGGATGCATTTACCTTTCAGAAATCCATCCATCTCAATTAGTGTCATTTGTTTCATTTCTTCCCACTCCGCCACATCGCATTCAGATATTTGTTTTGATTCACTGATGGAAAACTCTTTCTCGCCAGCATTTCTTCGCGTGGAATATCGTTGATGGGCTTGAAGCGGTGTCGAATAATCATTTCCGATGGAAGGATTCCTTGGTCGTAGGACAAACCTCTCATGATGAATTCCTCAGTTATTGCTGATAGCGCCGTAACGCGAACGGTAATTTTTAAGGCGCGGGTCTATTTCAATGAATTTGGTGTAAGTGGCTTTTCGGAATGGTCGGATTGCTGTTTCGTTTATTCGGTCTTTTTCCTGTTTTTCTGCGAGTTGTATATCGCGTCGGTACTTCCGTTCTGCTTTTGTTTCCGGTGGCAGAGCAAGAAACGCGTCGAGATTGTTTTTGATATTTTCCAGCACCTCCGACTTGGAGCTACCGGAGCAGTTGCGCGGGTCATCCGCACCATATAGAGGTGCAGGCATAATTTACTCCAGGGTAGGTTATCCGAATAATGTGGTACGTATAGGGTTATTTCTTTCGTAAACGTGATAGCCTGCTTTTTACCGACTCTTCACTTCGCCCGAGAATTTTTGCTACATTTCTTTGTGTATAGCCTGATGAGATAAGCGTCTGCATTCTTTTGTCTTCGTCGTCGCTCCATCTTGGCTTAACGAATGCCGTTTTTAATGACAGTTTTTTTGCTATGTAATAAAACTGATTTATGTTTAGGCCCAGATGTTCTGCTGCACGGCAAGCTACCATGCGACCGCAAACTGACTCCATCTCAGCTGGAGTTATGTTTAATCTTCTCATTAAGCCACCTGTTTAAGCTCATTTATTCTGATATTCATTACCTGAACGCATTTTGTCTGCGCATCATCGTGACCAGCCAATAATTGCCAGTCATGCTGATATCTCTCAATTAGCTTTTTCTTGTCAGTTTCTGTTGCTGCATAATCGCTGAAGTCTTTCAGGATTTGTTCGCAGTCAACCGATGGAGATTTCTGGTTGGTATTTTCTGGTGATGGTTGATTGCATGATGCTGGCATGGCCCAGTCCGGCAGCGATGGAGGGAGCCAGTAAAATCCTGTTCCATCCTTCAGTTTTGCCCTGTGCCATCCTTGTTTCTTATCTCTGGATATCTGCGCAAATCCTTCCTCAAGATTATACAGATACCGTCCTATTCCCCACTGAACGGCTGCGCGCTTCATTGCTCCTGAACGACCGCCTTTGACGGCTTCTACCTGCGTGTTTTCAGCGGCATCCCATTTAGTTACCCATTCGGAATCAATCTTGATTGATATTCCGCATTCAACGCCGCCATTGTTTGGAATATCGCGATATTCATTGCGCCATCCGGCCTTTCCGCAAACATCGTCCAGGCGTTTCATGATTGCCCTGTTCGTGACATAAGCCAGCACCATAGCCCATAACTTCCCATCGCGTGTTTTCCCGCTTTGCTGTATTCGCCACTCAATATCTTCAGCAGCGAACGGTTCATCTAACAGATCCAGATTCATGAGTAATACCCCGCAAATTCATCCCAGCTAATAATCGGATTCTGCCGTTCTGCGGCTAAGTTAATTTGCTGCTCCACTTCTTCCTCAATTTCAGGAGGAATGAGGGCAATAAACTCGTTATCATCAAAATCATGCAACATGACGCGCCTCCCATTCTTCGTCCTGCCACTTATCCCAACCAAGAGCTATTCCTGCAGCCCATGTATACGCATCAGACATTCCCTGTTTTGTATCCGGAAATACTTTCTCATATAGCTTGTTGAACTCCCTGTTTCCTTGCTGAACAAGAATTGTTCCGTTAACAGGCGTAATGGTCATGGCGTGGTACTCCTGGCTGATTAAGAATTTCACCGAGACGTTTCCATCCGGCCCGTAATTTTCTGGTGATACGCTCTAAAAGTGATTCATTAAGTTGGGCGATACCCATGACGGCACCGCCCGCGATAGCAAATGTCATCGTGGGACTCTCCATTTTCATTTATTGGCATAGCTAAAACGCCTCGATATGAAGCGCTGTGGATATGCGATAAAACAGCCGCACTCAGGCGGCTGTTGTTGTTTCTTCTTTCAGGCTTTCGATATATTCACGCGGGTCGTCGTAACACTGGCATTCGCTATACCAATCCACCCAGCGATCCGTAAGCTCCATTTCTTCCAAATCCTGGTCAGTAAGGCTCTCATCCCACATCTCAAGGCCGTTAGCGTTGCAGTAATCAGGTTTGATGTTGTTGTCATACTGAAATGCGTCATAATCAGCCAGTGCATCCATCACTCGCACACCCTCTTCAACACTTGCTACTTCTACAATGAATGGCTTCATAGGAACTTGCGGGATATGCCAGACACGTAATTTCATATTTCCTCCAGGTAAAAAGAATGCCGCCCATATAGAGCGGCAAATAACATCAAGGGATGATTTTTCGATTAACCAGAACGAGTCGTCGTCCTCGTTTGGTTACGAGCGATATTGCTCACAATGACCACTATTAAAATGGTCATTAGGTGCTTATTCGCTGACAAATTTGGTAAGACTTTCGTGTAGCGAAACCAGAATTTCATCATCAAACCCATCAAGTAATGCTTGTTCGATAAGTTTTATAATTTCTGATGCCTGCTCTTTATTTATTTCCATCACTCCTCCCCAAGAGCCTTGCTGATGGCTGCGCGAGCTTTTCTCTCAGCGTTTGAAATATCTTTAGAACTACCATTTGACCAGGAGTTGAGAAGCAATTGTAGCGCTTCCAATAACTCCGGAGCTGCTGCTATCAAGTGTGCATTGGCCTCACATTCAGCTACGCGATTTTCGTCATGGGTCATGATAAAACCAAGCTGCAACCCAGCTCTATCTTGCCTGCAAATGCGTACATCCTTTCCGCTCCAAGGGCCTGGCGTACCTTTAAACTTTTTCATATTCACCTCTGCGTCTCGCTGCCAAAAATACGCTTACTCAGTTACTTCATCTGCATATTCTTTACTTGTTAAATGATATTTTCTGCAAAATATCCTTCTGGCCTCTATTGCATCATCAATGTTTTTGAAATACCCAAGATGCTTTTGCTTTCTATTGATCTGGCCAGTAGCTCTCCACTTTTCTCTTTTAATATCCCAATTAACTCCAGATGTTCCAGATTTATTATCTAACCTAATGGATTTGTTTAGATTGTTTTCAGCAACTGAAATATCTCTTAGATTAGAGAATCTATTGTCATCCCTGACGCTGTTTATGTGATCAATTACGCCATTAGGAAACATACCAGTAACGAATAACCATGCCAGCCTGTTTGCTTGTAGCTTTTTCCCATCAATTGTTATCTCTCGATAACCGTGATGATTAACAGAACCAGCGACATCACCAGCCAATGCTGTTCCTTTAGATTTATTCCACCGGAAAACTCCTGTAGAAGGCTCATACTCAAGAATCTTCGATAAATCTGCTTAATTCATGTTGTTATTCCTTAAATTTTGGCAATAAAAAAGGCCGCATTGCGACCTGATTAGATGAAATGTTTTATACTAAAAAAGTATTTGCAGACTATTTTTTAGGTTTAAGTTTTTCCATGCTTTCTGCTAAAGTTCCTATTCTCGACCTTATTGTTGGAGTATCCAGTCCTCTTTGAATATCAACGTTTAATGAAAGTAATTCTCTACTCCATCCGGCTATAGCATCATGGAACTGTCTTGCTCTATTGGCTTGTCTTTTTCTGCTGCTTTCAAGTTCTGTTAAAGTTTGTTTTGCTTCTATTTGTAATTTCCCTTTTCCTTCCTGTAGTGCATTTAGTGCGCACTGTCTCATTTCTGCTTTTATAAGAGGGTGTAGGTTTTCTGCTCCCAGGAAGATTACTTCATCAAGTGTTTTGAACAGAATTAAACAATCAGATTTTATTTTGGTGCGTGAATCTATACACTGAACTTCTACTGAAGGGACGCCACCATATTGTTTTACTCGCATGGCTGTGTAGCTGACTGTGCTCTTCAAGTTAATACTCCTGTAATTATCTCGCAGTTACATACTTTGCTCCTCTGTAACCAGCATTGTAGATCGCAACATCTGGTAAACACACGCCAGTTTCAGCAGGTTTGTGACCAAACTCATTTGCGTACACAATGGCTGCCCGCTCCAGATGGCGTCTGTATTCTTCCAGTTGCCAGAATGCATCTTTCGCCATGAACTGAAGTGATTTTGCGTCTTCAATACGCTTGGGCGTTTCATGTTTTCCTTTGGCCTGAATCTGTACACGGCTAAGGGTAGGGCGGTGCAATACTTCTGAACTTGCTGTAGTATCATTCTGAAGCGCTGCGCGACGTTCTCGGCGACGGCCTGCCGCTGAGCCATTGAAAGCTGTTCTGCGTGTCATAGTTACCTCCTGATGAACTTTGGTGGTGAATACAGCCGGGCGACTAACTCCGGTCGCGTACTCATTGCCAAGCGCCTCCGCCGAGAAGGTTAGCTTCTGCATTCACCCCAAAGCTCACTTTGGTCGTTCCGGCTTTTCAGCCGCGTAGATTCATCACTGAATCGTTGTATGTTCACCGTCCTGGTGAGTAGTGCGTCCTGTTGATGTGTTTATATTGAACCAATAGTACGTAATATGCAAGAACTATTGGTACATTATTATCGTAAATGCTCTGTTCTTTTAGTACGTTTTTGAAATATAAATGAATTTATTTTTATAAATCCTCTATGCCATACTGTTCTGAACAAAAAATGAGCGAGGAGTCTGTGTGAAAAGTGAGGAAGAGTTCTTTGCGGAGCTTCACCCGCAGGTGGTTGAGGTTCTCGGTACGGCGCTGATGCAGGTACTGGTAGAGCAGCGCGAACCTTCGCGTGAAGCCCTGATTGAGATGATTCAGGTACTGTGGCAGGAAGAGGATGTGGACTTGGCTGTAGAACTGGCTATTGATGTTCTGAGGCTGCCGAAAGAGTAGGGCAAAGAAAACCCGGCGCAATGGCCGGGCGTTGATCAATTCTTCTTGTTAGGTAACTCAGGTCTTTGTAGGTTTTCCAAAACCTCAATGGCTTTGGCGTTTTCTATGACTTTTTGTTGGACCTTATCAGCAAGATAATCCTTAAAACCTTTTGGGACATAGTCTTCCCTAAGCCATCTGCGAAATTCACCTAAAGCTTCTTCGGGATATATATTCGCTGGCACTTTCCCGGCTTTACTCTGCGGAAACCAGTCCGGATAGACATGAGGATGTTTCTGTATTTCCCCGTATTTTTCGCTCAGATTGTTGCGCTTCCAGTGGTTTGCCCATCGAGTTCCAACGCTAATATCGGGAACAGTTTTAGGGCCCAATTCAAATCCAGCATTAATCAAAGGCACAGTGATATCCACCATCTCTCGGAATACACTGAAGAACCCGGCTGGGATTTTATCATTAAGGATAATGCGCTCTTGGAAGCACTTCCAGGCGCCGCTTACTGGATTTCTTGGATCGATACCAACACTTCTAAAAATAAACTCACGAAGTGTTTGCCTTGCTAAAAGACGATAGTTTCTAAGAGCTGTGGCGTTGTTTGCTTGGCTTGCATCAAACGCATAATACTCAAGAATTGCCATGCAAACATAATCAGGGTATGGATAATGGTCCCGCTTAGTTTCTGAAGATGGTATGTAAAGTGAGTCAACATCTATACCCTGATCAAGGAGAACAGTGTCGATTTTTTTTCCACGAGGTTTAAGGCGTTCGCTAGCCCAATCAGAAGAAATATCCTGAATTACACTATGATGCACGCCACACATTTCAGCCAATCCTCGGCCGGTAAGATATGGCGTTCCATCGTTAAGAACTCCCATTGCCACGCCTTCAACTTCAACCTCTTTTACAGGAAATAACTGGAGGTTTCCTTGGCGGGGTGATATGGACCTTATCTGATTAACCATTTGATTTTCCTTGTTAAAGTGTGGCGGGCAAGCGCTAATGATTTCGTCTTTCTACATCACCCGAATATCTCATCAGGCCACTGGCTTAATTATTACGCAACCATTCCCTTGCTTCTATGTCATCAAGGTGTCGTGATTGCTTTAAAATTCCAGCCACATATTCCACCTTGGATACTTCATAATATGGCAATGTAATTGGACGGTGATCTTGATTGATGCTTGTAAACTGATACTCTCCGTCTCGGTCGTAACCAAGCACCTTAATCATGTTATGACCTTCGATAGTTCTTACGAAAACCTCATCACCAGGACATACTTTCGTGTTTGGCTCTATAAGAACGTATTCACCAGATTTGATGCGTGGCCACATGCTGTCGCCTTTTACACGCAAACCAAAGGCTTCTGGGTCATCACTATATATTTTTAACCATCCATCACGTTCTTCAGTCATTTCTATAGCGCCATCAACGCCAAGAATAGCTTCTCCAACCACTCGAACAAGTCCCTTTCTCAACTGACCAACAAAAGTTAAAGATTGTGGATCTGTAGTTGTACTTTGCCTTACAGAACCATGCTGAAGCCAAACAACATCAACTTTTAAAAAATTCGCCAGAGCGTTCATTTTTTCCTGACGCGGCAAAGACTCAGCATTAAACCATTTGCTGACACCTTTTGACGATACATCAAGGGCTCTAGCAATGGCTATTCCCCTACCATGTTCGTCTAACCCAGCTTCTTTACAGGCCTGCGCTAGCCGCTGAGCAAATTCCTGACGCACTTTTTCATTCTGAACCATGAGTTCGATAGTAAAGTAGTTGCAAAAACTTTCAGTTCAATCATAATGTGTACTGAAAGTACAAAAAGGAGTAGCCAATGCAAAATCTTGATGAGCCGATTAAAGGTATCGGCATCCCAGAAGTTGCTAGGGCTTGCGGAGTTAGCGAGAGAGCAGTTTATAAATGGCTCAAAAATGGCTTTCTCCCTAAGACTGAATTTTTTGGGAAAACAAGATACGCCTCAAAAATTGAAGAAATTTCTGGGGGGAAGTTTCAAGCAGTTGATTTACTTGAAATAAGTAAAAAAATCTTTTATCAGCATAAGCTTTAATACCTCTTTTCACAACGGACAATCGTCCTACGTCGCTGAAAAGCGAACTCCAGATAACAAATCAACCACAGGTTTATGCGCCAGTGCGCATAGCCACAACTAACCATTAACTACAGGAATGTTCACATATGGAACTCACAAGCACTCGCAAGAAAGCCAACGCAATTACCAGCAGCATCCTTAACCGGATAGCTATTCGTGGTCAGCGGAAAGTCGCTGATGCGTTAGGCATTAACGAATCTCAAATTTCACGATGGAAAGGCGATTTCATTCCGAAGATGGGGATGTTATTGGCGGTTCTGGAGTGGGGTGTCGAGGATGAGGAGTTAGCAGAACTGGCAAAGAAAGTTGCGCATCTGCTGACAAAAGAAAAGCCTCAAGACTGCGGGAACAGTTTTGAGGCCTGATGTAGAAAGACTGGATCAATCCACAGGAGTAATTATGCCAAAACAACTCAGTCCTGACCAGGACAAATTACACAAAAACATACTACGTGATCGGTTCTTATCCAGCTTCAAACAGCCTGGTCGATTTCGGGCTGAGTTGGAGAAAGTGAAGCTAATACTGAAGAGGAAAGGTCATGAGTAATCTTGCAACAGTTACACCGATAAAACCTCATCTGGAGGTTGTGGAGCATCGCGTGGCAGAACTCGACGATGGCTACACCCGGACTGCAAATACACTGCTGGAAGCTGTCATGCTTTCTGGGCTTACTCAACATCAGCTACTGATTGTTATGGCTGTGTGGCGCAAGACATACGGTTATAACAAAAAAATAGATTGGATCGGAAATGAACAGTTCGCTGAACTCACTGGCATGGCGCCAACCAAATGTTCTACCGCCAAAAACGAGCTTATCAGAATGGGGGTTCTCACTCAGGTGGGGCGTCAGGTTGGTATGAATAAAAATATTTCCGAGTGGAAGACGAAGGTTAACGGATTCGGTAAAACATTTACCAGATCGGTAAAACTAACCTTCACCAAATCGGTAAAAACCAATTTACCGAATCAGTCAAACACAAAAGACAATATACAAAAGACAATAAATACAAATACCCCCTTACCCCCTAAAGGGGGATGCGATGAAGGTTCTAAACCTGAAAAGCGAAAACCTACCAAGATTAACTACAGCGAATATCTTGCTGCCTACAACGAGATTGTTGGTGACAGACTCCCACATGCAGTGGAGGTCAATTCTGAACGACAACGCAAGTTGAAAAAGCTGATTGATTCACTGGCAACCAAAAACATCGACGGATTCCGGGCATACGTCAAAGCGTTCATGGCAGCAGCCAGACCATTCCATTTCGGTGATAACGACCGTGACTGGGTAGCTAATTTTGATTATCTGCTACGCCCGAAAGTACTGATAGCAATTCGTGAGGGAACACTATGAGACAGGATATCGAGGCGAGCGTTATCGGTGGCTTGCTGATTGGCGGATTAACACCAACCGCCAGTGACGTTCTGGCAACACTGGAGCCTGAAGCATTCTCAATTCCGCTCTACCGGAAAGCGTTTGAAGTTATTCGAAAGCAGGCCAGAAACAGGAACCTGATTGATGGACTGATGGTGGCCGAGGAGTGCGGGGATGAATACGCAACGGCGGTGATGATGACTGCGCGGTCATGTCCCAGCGCTGCAAACCTGAAAGGTTATGCCGGAATGGTTGCAGACAGTTATCAACGGCGTCAGGTTTTACAGCTACTGGATGAGATGCGGGAGCCAATCAGTAACGGCACGCTGGACGCATCAGGCAGAGCGATGGACGAGCTTGTAAAGCGCCTGTCATCCATCAGGAAGCCGCGGAACGAGGTTAAACCTGTGCGACTGGGTGAAATCATCAATGACTACACTGACACGCTTGACAGGCGTCTGAGGAACGGAGAAGAGTCGGATACCCTGAAGACCGGAATCGAAGAGCTTGACGCTATCACCGGAGGGATGAACGCAGAAGACCTTGTGATTATTGCTGCTCGTCCAGGTATGGGTAAAACCGAACTGGCGCTGAAGATAGCCGAAGGCGTGGCAAGTCGTGTTATTCCTGGTTCTGGCGTCCGGCGCGGTGTGTTGATTTTCTCGATGGAAATGAGCGCCATTCAGGTTGTTGAGAGAGGGATTGCCGGCGCAGGAATGATGTCGGTCAGTGTGCTGCGTAACCCGTCACGTATGGACGATGAAGGATGGGCGAGAGTTGCAAGCGGGATGAAGTTGCTGGCAGATCTGGATGTGTGGGTAGTTGACGCATCGCGTTTGTCTGTCGAAGAAATCAGGTCCATTTCCGAACGCCACAAGCAGGAGCATCCTAATCTGTCACTGATTATGGCTGACTATCTCGGGCTAATTGAGAAACCAAAAGCGGAACGTAATGACCTCGCCATAGCACATATCTCCGGTAGCCTGAAAGCGATGGCGAAAGACCTGAAAACTCCAGTTATCTCCCTAAGCCAGCTCTCCCGCGATGTTGAGAAGCGGCCAAACAAGCGCCCGACAAACGCAGATTTGCGGGATTCAGGAAGCATTGAACAGGACGCAGACTCAATCATCATGCTCTATCGGGAAGCGGTATATGACGAGAACAGTAGCGCCGCGCCATTTGCTGAAATCATCGTGACGAAAAACCGTTTTGGCTCGCTTGGTACGGTTTACCAGCGGTTCTGCAACGGACACTTTGTTGCATGTGACCAGGACGAAGCCAGACAGATTTGCACGGCATCAAATGCACCTGCTGGACGCAGAAAGCGATATGCACAAGGGGCTGACGTATGACTATTTACATCACTGAGTTGGTAACAGGCCTGCTGGTAATCGCAGGCCTTTTTATTTGGGGGAGAGGGAAGACATGAAAAAACTAACCTTTGAAATTCGATCTCCAGCACATCAGCAAAATGCCATTCACGCAGTACAGCAAATCCTTCCAGACCCAACCAAACCAATCGTAGTAACCATTCAGGAACGCAACCGCAGCTTAGACCAAAATCGGAAGCTTTGGGCTTGCCTTGGTGATGTCTCACGTCAGGTAAACTGGCATGGACGATGGCTTGACGCTGAAAGCTGGAAGTGTGTGTTTACCGCAGCCTTAAAGCAGCAGGATGTTGTCCCTAACCTTGCCGAGAATGGCTTCGTGGTAATAGGCCAGTCAACCAGCAGGATGCGTGTAAGCGAGTTTGCGGAGCTATTAGAGCTTATACAGGCATTCGGTACAGAGCGCGGCGTTAAGTGGTCAGACGAAGCCCGGTTAGCACTGGAATGTAAAGCGAGGTTTGGAGACGCCGCATGAAACACTGCTACCGCTGCGGAGAAAGCAAAGACGATTATCGATTCCGGCCAAATCAACCTTATTGGCACCAATGGTGTATCAGATGTGAGCGGTCGCCAGTAGGTAATTTCCCGCTGCCAGAGACGAAGGAGGACGTATGGCACGACAGCGACGAAGTATCACCGACATAATCTGCGAAAACTGCAAATACCTACCAACGAAACGCTCCAGAAATAAACCAAAGCCAATCCCAAAAGAATCTGACGTAAAAACCTTCAACTACACGGCTCACCTGTGGGATATCCGGTGGCTTAGAGAACGTGCGAGGAAATGACAATGGATTATTCACAGTTAAGTGATTTTGAAATTAACCGAATGGTAGGAGACATAATTTTTAAAGGCCTTTGGGCATGTAAGCCGGAAACGTCAGGGAATAACACCAACAAATGGTATTACGGAAACGCTGATACAACTTTTGAGCCATTAAACCATTTACCTGATTACTGCAATGATCCGAGTGCCTCATGGCCGATTATTGAGAAACACAGGATTTCTATCTTAGACCAGTTAACTGAATGGTGTGTGGATGCAAAAGGCGTAAGCCCAATATTTGATACCAGACCTCTCCGCGCCGCCATGATTGTCTTTCTCATGATGCAGGACGCCAATAATGCTTAGCCCATCACAATCCATTCAATACCAGAAAGAAAGCGTCGATCGAGCTTTAACGTGCGCTAACTGCGGTCAGAAGCTGCATGTGCTGGAAGTTCATGTATGTGAAGCGTGCTGCGCAGAACTGATGAGCGATCCGAATAGCTCAATGTACGAGGAAAAAGACGATGGCTAAACCAGCGCGAAGGAAATGCAAAATCTGTAAGGAATGGTTTCACCCAGCATTCTCAAATCAGTGGTGGTGCTGCCCGGAACACGGAACTCAATTAGCACTAGAGCGACGAATCAAAGAACGCGAAAAAGCGGAAAAAGCAGCAGAGAAGAAACGACGACGAGAGGAACAGAAACAGAAAGATAAACTGAAGATTCGAAAACTCGCCTTAAAGCCCCGCAGTTACTGGATTAAACAAGCCCAACAAGCCGTAAACGCCTTCATCAGAGAAAGAGACCGCGACTTACCATGTGTCTCGTGCGGAACGCTCACGTCTGCTCAGTGGGATGCCGGGCATTACCGGACAACTGCTGCGGCACCTCAACTCCGATTTGATGAACGCAATATTCACAAGCAATGCGTGGTGTGCAACCAGCACAAAAGCGGAAATCTCGTTCCGTATCGCGTCGAACTGATTAATCGCATCGGGCAGGAAGCAGTAGACGAAATCGAATCAAACCATAACCGCCATCGCTGGACTATCGAAGAATGCAAAGCGATTAAGGCGGAGTATCAGCAGAAACTTAAAGACCTGCGTGACAGCAGAAGAGAGGCAGCATGAGCAAAATCCAATACCCAATGACCACTGCGGCAATTTTCGATGATGTTGTCTATCCGCTGCATTTCGACAATGCCGGCAAGGTCAGGCAAGAAATGGAAGGCGCTGTTAACTGGTTCTGCAGGTGGCGCAACGAAGAGAAAGCCGTTGTGAAAGCGAGATTGTTGGTCAGTTGCTGGGGTCAATATCTGAGCCATGAGCAGGTTATCCGGGAGGCCGCATGACACACACTATCAAAACCATTCCAGACATGCTCATTGAGACATACGGAAACCAGACAGAAGTAGCCAGGCGATTGTCGTGCCATCGAAACACAGTCAGGCGTTATCTGTACGACAAAGAAGCCAGGTATCACGCCATCGTTAACGGCGTTTTAATGATTCATCAGGGCGGGAGAGGTATCTATGACCGTAACCAGCATTAACCAGGCGAAACAGCAGTGTGAACGTGACGAAGCTGAATTGCGCAGCGTCAGAGAGATGACGGAGCAACACCAGAAGGCGATGGATTATCTGCATGAGCGAGAGCGTGAACTGGTGAACCGGCTTGGATTGAACAAGACATCGGGAGGCGATGCTGCATGAATTTGGAAAACACTGTGAAATTCCACTCTCCGAAGTCTCCTCAACTATCAGATTCACCGAGAGCAACGGCATCAGACTCACTGACTAATACCGATGTGATGGCAGCATTTGGTATGGCGCAAAGTCGCGCTCCGCTCGGGTTCAGTGCTTTCAGCGGCAAGATGAACCTGAGCGACAACGATAAGCGTAAGGCAATTCAGTTACTGGTACAGCATGGGATGAAGCATTGCGACAAGGTGGCTGCCTTACGCAAACTTGATACCAATGTTAAAGGGAAAGTAGTGCAAACGCTCGCAACTTTCGCGTATCAGGATTACTGCCGGTCGGCAGCTAGTAATGTCATGTGTTCGTGCTGCAAGGGGCGCGGAGTATTAAGGAATAAGAAGCGGATCGTTAAACATCCTGGGTGTGGAGAGAAAACTCCTGCAAAGACGGCTGTGGAGGTAACGGAATCACTATGCACTAAATGCAATGGTGCAGGTGTTGTATCTACATCTTGCGTTAAATGCCGTGGGCGTGGCGTAGCGCTGGACAGGAAGAAATCAGAACTACAGGGCGCTCCAGTTTATTCATCCTGCAAGCAGTGCTCAGGGCGTGGGTATGAGCGCATACCTGCGGCCTCATGCTTTCGTGCGATATGTCAGTTCACCGCTGCAATTTCACCAGGCGTATGGGATAAGGCTATTAAGCCATTCTATGAGTCATTAATTAGCAAGGTTGAAATGGAGGAGTCTGCTGCAAATGTAGTTTTATCGAAAGTTACCAGCTAAGTTTTATTCCGATAACGATTGCATCTTGCAAAATGACGAAAAGTAGAATATCATAACCCTAACAGTAGAAATCCGTGCTTTGTTAAGGTGGATTTAAAAAAAAGGCCCTGCAATGATGCGGGGCTTTTTGCGTTTTAAGAACGACATTTCTGAAAGCGCCCTATCACCAATCACCAGAACATATCCAGATACCCTTGCTCATTCGTGGCGACTGGGTAGGGCGTTTTACACAAAAGAAAACCCAGCACTATGGCTGGGCTTCGTGAGGATGGGGGCAAGAGGTTGCGCTAACAACCTCCTGCCGTTTTGCCCGTGCATATCGGTCACGAACAAATCTGATTACTAAACACAGTAGCCTGGATTTGTTCTATCAGTAATCGACCTTATTCCTAATTAAATAGAGCAAATCCCCTCAATGAAGGGGTAGAGCATGTACCGTATGGACAAAATCAGAGAATGGTTCAGTTACAGCTTCGGAGGACTGACTGCGATGGGTGGCATTCTCTCCCTGAATGACTGGGCTGTCATCATTGGTATTCTTTGTACTGTCGGCACATTTGGCATCAACTGGTACTACAAACGCAAAGAGCGTGAGGACAGATTGAATGGCAATGTCACCGGCACTACGAAATAGCGTAATGGCGGCGATAAGTGGCGGGGCTATTGCTATAGCATCTGTGTTAATCACTGGCCCCGGTGGTAACGATGGTCTGGAAGGTGTCAGATACAAACCATATAAGGACGTAGTCGGTGTGTTGACTGTGTGTTATGGCCACACCGGAAAAGACATCATGCCTGGTAAAACGTATACCGAAGCAGAATGCAAAGCCCTCCTGAATAAAGACCTTATCACTGTCGCCAGACAAATTAACCCGTACATCAAAGTAGATATACCGGAAACAACGCGCGGCGCTCTTTACTCGTTCGTTTACAATGTGGGCGCAGGCAATTTCAGAACATCGACGCTTCTTCGCAAAATCAATCAGGGTGATATCAAAGGTGCATGTGATCAGCTACGTCGCTGGACATACGCTGGCGGTAAGCAATGGAAAGGCCTGATGACTCGTCGTGAGGTTGAGCGTGATGTCTGTTTGTGGGGTAAGCAATGAGCAGATTAACCTCGATTATCTCCGCTCTGGTTATCTGCATCATCGTCTGCCTGTCATGGGCTGTTAATCATTATCGTGATAACGCCATCACCTACAAAGTCCAGCGCGACACTGTTACTCAAAAGCTGGCGCTGGCGAACGCGACAATTACCGATATGCAAACGCGCCAGCGTGATGTAGCAGAACTTGACGCCAGATACACAAAGGAGCTTGCTGATGCGAAAGCTGAGAATGATGCTCTTCGGCGCAAGCTTGATAATGGTGGTCGGGTGCTCGTCAAAGGAAAATGCCCTGTGTCATCCTCAGCCGAAACCTCCAGCGCCTCCGGCATGGGCAATGATGCCACCGTCGAACTCTCTCCAGTTGCTGGACGAAACGTTCTCGGTATCCGGGACGGAATCATCAGCGACCAAGCAGCACTGAGAACGCTTCAGGAGTACATCAGGACGCAATGCCTGAAATAATTTCCATCACATAGAAATTTGACAAGTGACTTTCATGAAAATGCCTCGTAATGCCGGGCTTTTTTGTATCCGCAGTAAATGCGCTTCACACGCGCGACTTCTGAACACAGAACCTTTCAGGATGACCCTTGAGGATGCCGGTTTGGTGATCGGTACCTTTCTGTGGGCCGGAATCCTGTGTGACAAGGTTCATCACTTAAAGGTGATCACTGATGAAGTACCCAACAGTTATGGTCAATGGTGTGTCCGTTCGTGTTGATGAGGACGGACGCTACAACTTAAACGATCTCCATGCAGCAGCAGTTGCAAATGGAGAGGCTACAGAGCAACAGCGCCCAAGCCAGTTTTTGTGTAGCGCGCAGATAAAACGCTTCATAAAAGCACTAGAGGCCAAAGTGCAAAAAAGCACTTTGAAACAAATTCAACCACTTAAAATCATTAAAGGTGGTACCGAACCTGGTGTGTGGGGCGTTGAACTACTGGCAATCAGATATGCAGCATGGATTAAGCCGGAATTTGAAATCGAGGTTTATGAAGTTTTTAAAACGATTGTCCGTCTCGGCGTTGGTGCCATGTCTCGCCTGAACAAAATTGACCACATCATCAGCACTGAAACCAAAGCGATAAGCCAGTGTGCAAGTCAAATGGCTAAGTGGGGCGTTGGTGGGCGAACAAGATTGCTTCATGTTGCACGTGAGAGAGCAGCAAATGAAGTGCAAATGTATTTGCCCGGAATGGTGTGATTCTGCTGGTTAATCCAGTTTGTACATTACGGCAGTACCGCGAAACAACCCAAGCCAGTAAGTGGGGAAATAACACTGGCAGCCACTGAAAGATGAACCTCCAGCCTTATGGCAAAAAAGATTCTTTGTGGTGGCGGACTGATGGAAAGACATCGGTTATTGCAGAGGCCATTCAATGAGTGGTCTAGACAATGGCTTATCCCAACAACCGGAGCCAACACAATGGCAGAGATTACAGCATTGACAGAATTACAGCAGATGAACCTCGATATCCTCCGTTTAGTTCAAAGCGATACCGCAGCAGCAGAGAAAGCGATCGCATTCGTTGCTGGAAGTAAGCTGAACTTCGAACTGTTCAAAGACCAACTGGTTTTGGCGCAGGGTGAAGGAACGGCATTAGCTCGCGCAGAAAAGGCTATTCGTGAGGCAAAAGAAGCGTTAGACCTGTTCACTGCCGGAGCATAACGAATGGCAAAGACGAAGTGGCCTAAACTTCCCCGGTTCTTCGTGCCATTGTTCCATAGCGCCAATGTCTACCTGTGTCGTTCAAAGGAAGAGTGGGATCAGGCTTGCATTCATCTTGGAGTTGGTAGCGGCGGGAATGAGATGCTGGCGGGGGCAACACAGTCATATTGCAATACCGAAACAGGCGAGAATCTTTACCTGCTTGGTGTATTCAATGGTGAGGCGGCCACATTGGTTCATGAATGCGCTCACGTTGCATTTTATGTCTGCCGAGATGTTGGTGTAACCACTTATCCTGGCGACGCAAACGAAACCTACTGCTACATGCTTGACAGAATGTTCAGTCACTTCCTGCCGTTCTTTCATGAACCAGAAAAAGAAGGAGCCAAGTAATGGCAAACCCAAACTTCACGCCATCATGGCCTCTATACAAAGATGCTGACGGTGTATATGTGTCTGCGCTTCCGATTAAAGCTATCAAATACGCTAATGACGGAAGTGCAAACGCAGAATTCGACGGCCCGTATGCTGACCAGTACATGTCAGCGCAAACAGTAGCCGTATTCAAGCCGGAGGTTGGCGGATATCTGTTCCGGAGCCAGTACGGCGAGCTGCTCTATATGAGCAAGACAGCATTTGAAGCTAACTACACTTCTGCAAGCGGTTCAGTAGCTAATGCAGAGACGGCGGATAAGTTATCTACTGCCCGCACTATCACACTAACCGGAGCGGTCACAGGTTCAGCGTCCTTTGATGGTTCGGCTAACGTGACTATCGAAACAACATCAGGAAGTTAACTTATGGCAGCACCAAAGGGCAACCGATTCTGGGAGGCCCGCAGTAGCCATGGGCGTAACCCGAAATTCGAGTCGCCTGAGGCGCTGTGGGCTGCTTGTTGTGAATACTTCGAGTGGGTGGAGGCTAACCCACTATGGGAGATGAAGGCTTTCTCATATCAAGGAGAAGTTACACAAGAGCCTATTGCCAAGATGAGGGCGATGACCATCACTGGGCTAACGCTATTCCTCGATGTGACGCTTGAGACATGGCGACAATACAGGGTGAGAGAAGACTTATCTGAGGTCGTTACGCGAGCAGAGCAAATCATCTACGACCAGAAATTCTCCGGCGCAGCCGCTGATCTTCTCAACGCTAACATCATCGCCCGCGATTTGGGCCTCAAAGAGCAGTCGCAATTTGAAGACGTGACACCTGATAAGGGAGATCGCGATAAGCGCCGCTCTCGTATCAAGGAGCTATTCAACCGTGGAACTGGACGCGATTCTTGATAACCTGAGCGACGAAGAGCAAATCGAATTGCTCGAGCTACTCGAAGAAGAAGAGAACTACCGAAATACACACTTGCTATATGAGTTTACGCCATACAGCAAACAGCGTGAGTTCATCGACGCAGGTCATGATTATCCAGAGCGATGTTTTATGGCTGGTAACCAGCTTGGTAAGTCATTTACTGGCGCTGCTGAAGTCGCGTTTCACCTTACCGGGCGATACCCGGGAACGAAAGGTTATCCGGCTGATGGTAAATATGGCGGAGAGTGGAAAGGTAAGCGTTTCTATGAGCCAGTTGTCTTCTGGGTTGGCGGTGAAACAAACGAGACTGTAACCAAAACGACTCAACGCATCCTGTGCGGGCGTATCGAAGAGAATGATGAACCTGGCTATGGGTCAATCCCGAAAGAGGACATCATTAGCTGGAAGAAGTCTCCGTTCTTCCCTAATCTTGTTGATCACCTTCTTGTTAAGCACCACACGCCAGAAGGCGTCGAAGATGGCATCTCAATATGCTACTTTAAGCCTTACTCACAGGGCCGCGCCCGCTGGCAGGGCGACACAATTCACGGCGTCTGGTTTGACGAAGAGCCGCCATATAGCATCTATGGCGAAGGTCTTACCCGTACAAACAAATACGGGCAATTCTCAATTCTGACGTTTACCCCGCTGATGGGGATGTCTGACGTTGTTACCAAGTTCCTGAAGAATCCCAGTAAGTCGCAGAAAGTGGTCAACATGACCATCTATGATGCTGAGCACTACACCGACGAGCAGAAAGAGCAAATCATAGCATCCTATCCTGAGCATGAGAGAGAGGCACGTGCTCGTGGTATTCCTACGATGGGTAGCGGTCGAATATTCCAGATACCGGAAGAGACGATTAAGTGCCAGCCGTTTGAGTGTCCCGATCACTTCTATGTTATCGACGCTCAGGACTTCGGCTGGAACCACCCGCAAGCTCACATTCAGCTTTGGTGGGACAAAGACGCAGATGTTTTCTATCTGGCGCGTGTATGGAAGAAATCAGAGAACACTGCCGTTCAGGCATGGGGTGCTGTTAAGTCGTGGGCTAACAAAATACCTGTCGCGTGGCCTCATGACGGTCACCAACACGAAAAGGGCGGTGGTGAGCAACTTAAAACCCAATATGCGGATGCCGGGTTCTCTATGCTTCCCGATCACGCAACGTTCCCGGATGGCGGTAACTCAGTAGAGTCAGGCATTAGTGAACTTCGTGACCTGATGCTTGAAGGAAGATTCAAAGCATTCAATACATGCGAACCATTTTTTGAAGAGTTCCGCCTATATCATCGCGATGAGAACGGCAAGATTGTCAAGACCAACGATGATGTGCTCGATGCTACTCGCTACGGCTACATGATGCGCCGCTTCGCCAGGATGATGCGCGATATCAGAAAGCCGAAAGAAAAGAAAATCCCCGCACCGATTAGACCAGTACGCAGAGGACGATAATGGCCGACAATGAAAACAGGCTGGAGAGTATCCTGTCGCGCTTTGATGCGGACTGGACAGCCAGCGATGAAGCCAGAAGGGAGGCCAAGAATGATCTCTTCTTCTCCCGCGTATCTCAGTGGGATGACTGGCTATCACAATACACAACCCTGCAGTATCGCGGGCAGTTCGATGTTGTACGTCCAGTGGTGCGCAAGCTCGTTTCTGAGATGCGTCAGAACCCTATTGATGTTCTGTATCGTCCAAAGGATGGAGCAAGTCCTGACGCCGCTGATGTGCTGATGGGCATGTATCGCACCGACATGCGGCACAATACGGCGAAAATTGCTGTCAACATAGCCGTTCGTGAGCAGATTGAAGCAGGCGTGGGTGCGTGGCGTCTGGTCACTGATTACGAAGACCAAAGCCCGACGAGTAACAATCAGGTTATTCGTCGAGAGCCTATCCATAGTGCCTGCTCCCATGTTATCTGGGACAGCAACAGCAAACTGATGGACAAGTCTGACGCCCGTCACTGCACAGTTATCCACTCAATGAGCCAGAATGGCTGGGATGATTTCGCAGAAAAATACGACCTCGATGCTGATAATATTCCATCATTCCAGAACCCCAACGATTGGGTATTTCCATGGCTGACGCAGGACACAATTCAGATCGCTGAGTTTTACGAAGTGGTCGAGAAGAAAGAGACGGCGTTTATCTACCAAGACCCGGTTACGGGTGAGCCGGTAAGCTACTTTAAGCGCGATATTAAAGACGTCATCGACGACTTGGCTGATAGTGGATTTATCAAAATTGCAGAGCGCCAGATTAAGCGTCGCCGGGTATACAAATCTATTATCACCTGCACCGCAGTACTGAAAGATAAGCAACTCATTGCTGGAGAACATATCCCCATTGTTCCGGTATTCGGAGAGTGGGGCTTCGTTGAAGATAAAGAAGTGTATGAGGGGGTCGTCCGCCTGACAAAAGACGGTCAGCGTCTGCGCAACATGATTATGTCGTTCAACGCCGACATCGTGGCCCGCACCCCAAAGAAGAAGCCTTTCTTCTGGCCTGAGCAGATTGCAGGCTTTGAGCATATGTATGACGGTAACGACGATTACCCATACTACCTGCTCAATCGCACGGATGAGAACAACGGAGAAATGCCAACTCAGCCGCTGGCATATTACGAAAACCCGGAGGTCCCGCAAGCCAACGCCTACATGCTGGAAGCAGCCACCGCGGCAGTGAAAGAGGTCGCGACGCTAGGTGTTGATGCAGAGGCGGTAAACGGTGGACAGGTAGCCTACGACACTGTTAACCAGCTAAACATGCGCGCTGACCTTGAGACATACGTGTTTCAGGATAATCTGGCTACCGCTATGCGCCGTGACGGTGAGATTTACCAGTCGATAGTTAATGACATCTACGATGTTCCTCGCAACGTGACAATCACCCTTGAGGATGGTAGTGAGAAAGAGGTTCAGCTAATGGCTGAGGTTGTTGACCTTGCCACTGGTGAACGGCAGGTACTGAACGATATCAGGGGGCGCTATGAGTGCTACACGGATGTTGGACCATCATTCCAGTCCATGAAGCAGCAAAACCGCTCAGAAATTCTTGAGTTGCTCGGCAAGACGCCGCAGGGAACGCCAGAATATCAACTGCTGTTGCTTCAGTACTTCACACTGCTTGATGGCAAAGGCGTTGAGATGATGCGCGATTATGCCAATAAGCAGCTTATTCAGATGGGCGTTAAGAAGCCAGAAACGCCTGAAGAGCAGCAATGGTTAGTAGAGGCGCAACAAGCCAAACAAGGTCAACAAGACCCGGCAATGGTTCAGGCTCAGGGCGTACTCCTGCAGGGGCAGGCTGAACTGGCTAAAGCTCAGAACCAGACGCTGTCCCTGCAAATCGATGCAGCTAAAGTCGAAGCGCAGAACCAGCTTAACGCTGCCAGAATCGCAGAAATCTTCAACAACATGGACCTCAGTAAACAATCTGAGTTTAGAGAGTTCCTTAAAACCGTTGCTTCATTCCAGCAGGACCGCAGCGAAGACGCTCGCGCAAATGCTGAGTTACTCCTTAAAGGCAATGAACAGACGCACAAGCAGCGAATGGACATTGCCAACATCCTGCAATCGCAGAGACAAAATCAACCTTCCGGCAGTGTAGCCGAGACACCTCAATAAGAGAGAGTTAATCATGGAACCAACCACCGAAATTCAGGCAACTGAAGACTTAACCCTGTCCGGCGATCATGCAGCGGCATCTGCTGATAGCTTAGTTGTCGATAATGCCAACGACAATGCAGGTCAGGAAGAGGGCTTTGAGATTGTCCTGAAGTACGATGAGACAGCACCAAAACAAGACCCGGCAAAGAACGCAGAATTCGCCCGCCGCCGCATCGAGCGCAAACGACAGCGCGAGCTTGAGCAGCAGATGGAAGCAGTTAAACGCGGAGAATTGCCGGAGAGTTTACGGGTAAACCCTGACCTTCCACCTCAGCCGGATATTAATGCCTATCTGTCAGAAGAAGGCCTGGCCAAATATGACTATGACAACAGCCGTGCGCTTGCCGCTTTCAATGCTGCTAATACCGAATGGCTAATGAAAGCGCAGGACGCCCGCAGCAATGCCGTAGCAGAACAGGGCCGCAAGACTCAGGAGTTTACCCAGAAATCAGCGCAATACGTCGAAGCTGCCCGCAAACACTATGACGCGGCGGAAAAGCTCAATATCCCTGACTATCAGGAGAAAGAAGACGCATTTATGCAACTGGTTCCGCCTGCGGTTGGGGCCGACATTATGCGCCTGTTCCCGGAGAAGTCCGCCGCGCTCATGTATCACCTGGGTGCAAACCCGGAGAAAGCCCGCCAGTTACTGGCGATGGATGGGCAGTCCGCGCTGATTGAACTCACTCGACTATCCGAACGCTTAACTCTCAAGCCTCGCGGTAAACAAATCTCTTCCGCTCCCCCTGCTGACCAGCCGATTACCGGTGATGTCAGCGCAGCAAATAAAGATGCCATTCGTAAACAGATGGATGCAGCTGCGAGCAAGGGAGATGTGGAAACCTACCGCAAGCTAAAGGCAAAACTTAAAGGAATCCGATAATGGCTTTGAACGAAGGTCAAATTGTTACACTGGCGGTGGATGAGATTATTGAAACCATCTCCGCAATCACTCCAATGGCGCAGAAAGCCAAGAAATACACCCCGCCTGCTGCTTCTATGCAGCGCTCCAGCAATACCATCTGGATGCCTGTAGAGCAGGAGTCCCCCACTCAGGAGGGTTGGGATTTAACTGATAAAGCGACAGGGTTACTGGAGCTTAACGTCGCGGTAAACATGGGAGAGCCAGATAACGACTTCTTCCAGTTACGCGCCGATGATTTGCGTGATGAGACAGCGTATCGTCACCGAATCCAGTCCGCAGCCCGCAAACTGGCTAACAACGTTGAGCTGAAAGTCGCAAACATGGCCGCCGAGATGGGGTCATTGGTTATCACTTCGCCGGACGCTATCGGCACTAACACCGCAGACGCATGGAACTTTGTGGCCGATGCAGAAGAACTGATGTTCTCCCGCGAACTTAACCGCGACATGGGGACATCGTACTTCTTCAACCCACAGGACTACAAAAAGGCGGGTTATGACCTGACTAAGCGCGATATCTTCGGGCGCATTCCTGAAGAAGCGTACCGCGATGGCACTATCCAGCGTCAGGTTGCTGGCTTCGATGATGTCCTGCGCTCTCCGAAACTTCCTGTGCTGACCAAATCTACTGCAACTGGCATCACTGTATCCGGTGCGCAGTCCTTCAAGCCTGTCGCATGGCAACTGGATAACGATGGCAACAAAGTTAACGTTGATAACCGTTTTGCTACCGTCACCCTGTCTGCAACTACCGGCCTGAAACGCGGCGACAAAATTTCGTTTACTGGCGTGAAGTTCCTTGGTCAGATGGCTAAGAACGTACTGGCGCAGGACGCGACTTTCTCCGTAGTTCGCGTTGTTGATGGTACTCACGTTGAAATCACGCCGAAGCCTGTAGCACTGGATGATGTTTCTCTTTCTCCTGAGCAACGCGCCTACGCTAACGTTAACACCTCACTGGCTGATGCAATGGCGGTGAACATCCTGAACGTTAAGGATGCCCGTACCAACGTGTTCTGGGCTGATGACGCCATCCGTATTGTGTCTCAGCCGATTCCTGCTAACCACGAATTGTTTGCAGGTATGAAAACTACCTCATTCAGCATCCCGGATGTCGGCCTGAACGGTATCTTCGCTACGCAGGGTGATATTTCCACCCTGTCCGGCCTGTGCCGTATCGCGCTGTGGTACGGCGTAAACGCGACACGACCGGAAGCAATCGGTGTTGGCCTGCCTGGTCAGACTGCGTAACTAACAGGGGCTTCGGCCCCTTTCTTTATGGAGTGGCTATGAAAATAGCAATCTATAAGCCCGGTGGAAGCATCATGGTGTGGGGCGTAATGGCTCAGATGAAAGTCATCGACTCCAGCGAACTTCCAGAATATGTCAAAGATGGCTGGCTTGATCATCCATCAAAGCTGCTGCCCGTGGAAGCAGCTGATGTTAAGCCACGCAAAGGCCGCAAGCCTAAGGCGGTAAGCGATGCAGATAAAGACTAAAGGCGATTTGGTCAGGGCGGCGCTTCGTAAGTTGGGCGTGGCATCAGATGCAACCCTTACCGATGTCGAACCTCAGTCTATGCAGGATGCCGTTGATGATCTGGAAGCGATGATGGCGGAGTGGTATCAGGACGGGAAAGGCATCATTACCGGCTATGTATTCTCAGATGATGACAATCCTCCTGCTGAAGGTGACGACCATGGCCTTCGCTCCAGTGCAGTCAGCGCCGTATTCCATAATCTGGCCTGCCGCATTGCTCCTGATTATGCGCTTGAGGCTACTGCCAAAATTATCGCCACTGCTAAATACGGAAAAGAGCTTCTCTATAAGCAAACCGCCATTTCCAGAGCCAAACGAGCGCCTTACCCGTCACGCATGCCGACAGGCAGTGGAAACAGTTTCGCCAATCTGAACGAATGGCATTATTTCCCCGGAGAACAGAATGCCGATTCAACAACTCCCCATGATGAAGGGAATGGGTAAAGACTTCAAGAACGCCGATTATATCGACTATCTGCCAGTGAATATGCTGGCAACACCCAAAGAAATCCTTAACAGCAGCGGCTATCTCCGCTCATTCCCTGGCATTACCAAACGTTATGATATGAACGGCGTATCGCGTGGAGTTGAGTACAACACCGCTCAGAATGCTGTTTATCGTGTTTGTGGTGGCAAGCTCTACAAAGGAGAAAGCGAAGTTGGTGATGTTGCCGGAAGTGGTCGCGTATCAATGGCACATGGTCGGACATCACAGGCGGTAGGCGTTAATGGCCAACTGGTCGAGTATCGCTATGATGGCACGGTTAAAACCGTCTCAAACTGGCCTGCAGACAGCGGATTCACGCAGTATGAGTTAGGTTCAGTGCGTGACATTACGCGCTTACGTGGGCGTTATGCGTGGTCAAAAGACGGCACTGATTCATGGTTTATCACTGACCTCGAAGATGAATCGCATCCTGACCGCTACAGCGCACAATATCGCGCAGAGTCGCAGCCTGACGGCATCATCGGCATCGGAACATGGAGAGACTTCATCGTCTGCTTTGGTTCGTCAACGATAGAGTATTTCTCCCTGACAGGCGCAACCACCGCTGGCGCTGCGTTGTATGTCGCACAGCCATCGCTGATGGTACAGAAGGGCATTGCCGGAACATACTGTAAAACGCCATTCGCTGATTCATATGCATTCATCAGTCATCCGGCTACTGGCGCACCTTCCGTCTACATCATCGGTTCAGGGCAGGCATCGCCAATTGCGACCGCCAGTATTGAGAAAATTATCCGCTCATATACCGCTGAAGAAATGGCGACGGGTGTGATGGAGACTTTGCGCTTCGATTCTCATGAGCTTCTGATTATTCATCTCCCTCGCCATGTTCTGGTTTACGACGCATCGTCCAGCCAGAACGGACCTCAGTGGTGTGTGCTGAAAACCGGGCTTTACGATGATGTATATCGCGGCGTCGACTTCATGTACGAAGGAAACCAGATAACGTGCGGCGACAAATCAGAAGCGGTGGTCGGACAATTGCAATTCGACATCAGCAGCCAGTACGACAAACAACAAGAACACCTACTGTTTACGCCCCTTTTCAAAGCAGATAACGCCAGATGCTTCGACCTTGAGGTTGAATCATCCACTGGTGTTGCTCAATACGCTGACCGCCTGTTCCTGTCTGCAACAACTGACGGCATCAATTACGGTCGTGAACAGATGATTGAGCAGAACGAGCCGTTTGTGTACGACAAGCGCGTTTTATGGAAACGTGTTGGGCGCATTCGTCGATTAATCGGATTCAAACTGCGAGTAATCACCAAATCACCAGTAACACTATCCGGGTGTCAAATTCGTCTGGAGTAAAATATGGCAGACCCGTCACTTAATAATCCTGTCGTTATTCAGGCCACCCGTCTCGACGCTTCAATTCTTCCCCGTAACGTCTTTAGCAAGTCTTATCTGCTCTATGTAATCGCGCAGGGAACTGACGTTGGTGCTATTGCAGGAAAGGCAAACGAAGCTGGACAGGGTGCTTATGACGCACAGGTAAAAAATGATGAGCAGGATGTAGAGCTTGCAGACCATGAAGCAAGAATTAAGCAACTGCGCATCGATGTAGATGATCACGAAAGTCGCATTACTGCGAACACTAAGGCAATTACTGCGCTGAATGTCAGGGTAACTACCGCTGAAGGAGAAATTGCCTCCTTGCAGACTAATGTTAGTGCTCTTGATGGCAGGGTTACGACTGCCGAGAACAATATTTCGGCATTGCAGGCTGACTACGTATCTAAAACCGCCACTACATCTCAATCGCTGGCTTCACCCCTCAACGTGACAACGTCATATTCAGTCGGCGGAAAGAAGGTTGTCGGCGCTCGCCAGACTGGATGGACCGCGGCAACAGGTACGGCGAATAAAGGCGTATTCGATGCTGACCTGACATTCGCCGTTAGCGATACTTACACGCAATCTGAAATCCAGGCTATAGCCAATGCTCTAATTACTGAGCGTCGGCGCACTAAGGCTTTGGAAGACGCCTTGCGTGCACATGGGTTGATTGATTAATGATTACATTCACTCCAACACGCAACATCGACCTGATAGAAATGGTTGGCAACCACCCCGACATCATTGCCGGAAGCAACAACGGTGACGGATACGACTACAAGCCTGAGTGTCGTTACTTTGAAGTGAACGTACATGGTCAGTTCGGTGGCATCGTGTATTACAACGAGATTCAGCCGATGACCTTTGACTGCCACGCCATGTACCTGCCTGAGATTCGCGGATTCAGTAAGGAAATCGGACTGGCGTTCTGGCGATATATTCTCACCAATACCACCGTTCAGTGCGTTACATCATTTGCTGCACGCAAATTTCGCCACGGTCAGATGTACTGCGCAATGATTGGCCTTAAGCGTGTGGGAACCATCAAGAAATACTTCAAAGGCGTAGATGACGTGACGTTTTACGCCGCCACCCGAGAAGAGTTAACCGAATTACTGAATAACGGGAGATAAACATGTTATATGCATTTACGCTGGGCAGGAAACTGCGCGGTGAGGAACCTTCTTATCCTGAAAAAGGCGGTAAAGGCGGCTCATCAAGCAGCGGGGCAAAAGAAGCGGCAAAAGCAACACAGTATGCAGCAGACCTGCAAAACCAACAATTCAATCGTGTGATGGAACAGTTGGCACCTTACGCCGCCGCAGGTTTGCCGGCTCTCCAGCAGATTCAGCAACTATCAACACTGGAAGGGCAGAACAGCGCTCTCAATCAGTATTACAATTCAGACCAGTATAAACAGTTGGCTGATCAGGCTCGCTATCAAAGCCTGAATGCCGCCGAGGCGACAGGTGGTCTTGGCTCGACAGCAACATCAAACCAAATTGCATCCATTGCACCAACGCTCGGGCAGAACTGGTTGTCAGGGCAGATGCAAAACTATGGCAACCTGTTAAACGTTGGTCAGTCTGCGGCAGCAGGCCAGGCATCGGCAGGACAGAGCTATGCAAATAACGCAGGTAATCTTGCGCAACAGATGGCGGCGATCCGCTCTCAGGGTTCTGGTCAATCCACGCTTGGAAGTGCCATTAGCGGCGGTACGAGTGGTGCGCTTGCAGGTGCTGGTATTGCAAGCTTGTTAGGTACTTCCACGCCATGGGGCGCTGGTATCGGTGCTGGTATCGGATTGCTTGGTTCACTCTTCTAAGGAGTTATCGTGGCTACATTTCAACTCGCCGGACTGCCATCAATGCAGGTGGCAAACCAGAACGCGCCCGGACAACCATCATTATCCAGTTACGACTTCAGCCAGCGTCCAAACGTTGGCGTTCAGCTTGCTCAAGGTATTGGCGCAGTTGGCCAGGCAATGAGGCTTTCTGACTTTCAAAAAGCTTTCGGTCAGGCTTATGCGGCAGGTGATCGCGACGCCTTGCGTCAACTTGCAGCCACCAATCCAGACCAGATTGAAACAATTCGTCAGGGCATGGGGTTTGTTGATGCTGATCGCAATCAGGCGATGGGCGATATGTCTGCACGATTGAACATTGCCGCCGCTCAGGGGCCAGAGGCGGTGATGCGAGAGCTTGTCACTCACCAGAATACACTGCAGCAAATTGGCGTATCTCCTGAACAGGCGTGGCAGACATATCAACAAAGCCCTGAAGGCTTCACGCAGTTAACAGACCTTATTGGGATGCACGCGGTAGGACCAGAAAAGTATTTTGATATTCAGGACAAGTTGACAGGTCGCGAGATTGACCGAGGTCGACTTGCTGAAACAATCCGCAGCAATAAAGCAGGTGAGGGGCTTCAGGCTCGCGGGCAGAATATAACAATGCGTGGACAAGATATGTCAGCGGCAACAGCGCGACGCGGTCAAGATTTGGCAACGCAAAGAGCAAACGCCAGAACGATATCAGGCAGCGAAGGAAATCGGGTCGTTCAGCTTGCAGACGGGCGAACAGTCAGCGTCGGTGGAAAACTTCACGGCGCAGGGGCGAATGCGTTTTACGAAGGTATTGACGATAACGGCAATATGGTTCGTGTCCCGGCAAGCGCCATTGCCGCACCTCCAACGTCTGCGGCAAGCGCACAGAACTACGCGATGAAGAAAGACATTGATGCAATCGCAAATGCAGATGCTTCTGCTCTTGACTTCATGACTGGAATGACTGGCGGAGCAGGAAATCCGGCAATTGGTGCAGATGTTCGCAGCCGACTCACAGGCAAAGAGCAACGCCAGTTATATAACTCAGCACAACGTATTCAGGGCAGAATGCAGAATCAGGGCGTGGCAGCAGCAAGAGATATGGGGGCTAGCGGTATCAACACCATTGCAGAAGCGAAGATGTATTTTCAGGGGATGCCGCAGGTTGACTACTCAAGTCCGGAGGCTATGCAGCAGTCGATTCGTGAGATTCAGCAATACACCGACAATTATAACCAGCAGTACAACGTTAATGTTGGTAATGATGGGCAGAAACCACCAAGGCAGCAGCCAGCGACTCAGCAATCAGTCGGAGGAAGCTACACATCTAAATCTGGCATTAAATTCACGGTGGAATAATGAAAGTTACCGCTAATGGCAAGACATTCACCTTCCCTGATGGAACCAGCACAGAAGACATCGGCGCTGCGGTTGATGAGTACTTTGCTGGGCAGGCATCGGCAGCAGAAACACAACCAGCCGAACAGCAGGAAGAACCACAGCAGCCTGAACAATCCCTGATGCAATGGGCTGGTGACTTCCTCACTGGCGGCCAGTCAGCAGGACAGATTGCAGATCAGGCTGGGCGTGGGCTCGTAAATATCCCGTTTGATGTATTGCAGGGCGGCGCCAGCCTGATTAATGCTATCAGCCAGGGTTTAGGTGGCCCGAAAGTGCTGGATGACGTGTACCGTCCAGTCGATCGACCGACAGACCCTTACGCGCAAGCCGGTGAAACAATTGGTGGGTATTTAGTTCCAAGAGTTGGAACGGCAGGAAGCATGGCTATTGGATCACTGGCAGAAGCCGCAAATCAGAAAGGCGATTTCGCGCAAAATGCAGCCAAAAACGCCGGAGTTAACCTTGCCGCTCAGGGGGGGCTTTCCGCAGCAGCAAAGGGAATAGGGCGTGGAATAACGGCTATAAAAGGTGATATTGCGCCAGAAGTGGCGAAGAAAATTGCCACATCAGAATCGATGGGCGTGACACCAATGACATCTGATGTTATCCCACCGAAAAATGCTTTCACTCGCGGCCTTACTCAGGATGCCGAGGGGGCTTTGCTCGGTACAGGCTCAAAGCGAGCGGAGCAATATGCAACGCGTAGTAAGCTGGTAAGTAATTATTTTGACCGTTTTGGTGAGTACAACCCTGATGATGTGGTGAAATCTCTGACCACCACGTTAAGGGGACGGAAGGATGCCGCTGGCGCTGTTATCAATGACGTCACCAATAAAATGGGTAATGCCGCTGTTGATACCACAAATACCATGAATGCTCTGAATACAGCGATCGCAAGACAGGAACGGATTGGGACGTCTGCCAATCAAAGCCTGCTTACATCCTTGCGAAACCTACGTGAAGAATTAGCAAACCCTGCAACTGATTTGGATGTTACGTTTGATCTCTTGCGTCAGCACAGAACGGCATTTAGATCTAATGTTCAGGGAGATGCTATGGTCTTCCCTAACCAGGCAAAAGCAGCTACCAATATGGTAGAGAATGCAATGTCAAAAGACCTTCGTAACGCAGTTGCTAAAAACCTAGGTGCTTCAGACGCAGCAAAATACCTTAAAGCAAACTCCGATTATGCAAACGTTTATAATAAGGTGCTTAATAAAAACATTGCTAACAAGCTCAACAAGGCAAGCAGTGAAGCCAGCCCTGAACTTATAAATACCGTTGTATTAAGCAGAAAACCATCTGACGTGAAACGAATCTGGAGCGCATTAGATGACAAAGGAAAAGATGCTATGCGCGCAGCTTACGTCAGTAAAATAGCGGAAAAGGCCGGTGATTCCCCAGCGAAGTTCATCACTGAAGTTAATAAGCTGAAATCTCAGTCAGGCGGTGAAATTTACAACACTATTTTTTCTGGAAAGCACATGAAAGAGCTTGATGCTCTTCATGAAGTTCTACAACAAACAGCAAGGTCAGACACCGCAAATGTAGTAACTCAGACTGGGCAATCGCAAGCCAACAGGATAAGGACGATTGGCGCAACAGCGACTCTTGGCGTATCAATGGGTCTTGAGGCTGGTTTCGGTGCAATGATGCGCTTGTATGAGTCTAAAGCAGCAAGAAACATGCTTCTCCGCCTTGCAAACGTCAAGCCTGGAACTCCGGCATATGAGCGAGCGTTAAATCAGGCTGCTAACGCCGTTCGCCCTCTCCTAACTAACGAAGCTACCAGGCAGTAGAAATGAACGCCACGGAAGGCTATTTAATTCTCTTTTCAATGGCTGCAATTATTGCTTTTCCTGATGTTTCAGGAGATTTTGTAGCCATATAAGACGAAAAAATCATGTCGGTCATTCTTTCATAACTTACTATTTCCCACTTAGCCAATGCATGAGACAGTTTGTAGTTGTCATCAGTTAGTGCCCTTATGGAATTTTTTAAGTGTTTATTCTCTTCTGTTAATCGCGCAATTTTTGTATCAATTTCATGTGAGCGATCTAATTCCTTAACCTGTTTCTTGAGGGCAGCTAACCCTGCATATAGTACGCAACAGGATATCCCAAGAGCGAGTACGATTATTTCTAACACACCAACCTCCTTAGTTTTGAGCAGGATACCATGAAAAAAGTAAACGTATTTTGCCTACTTCACGTTTGAATGGTTTGTCATTAGGATATTTCCGTTTTTTTAAATATGGAAATTGATATGAAGAGGATTATTAGCGTCGTTGCTGGCGTTATCATGTTATCTGGGTGCGCAACTATTGTTGGTGATGAAACGCAACTTGTGCAAGTGAACAGCAATCCTTCTGGCGCGAGCTTTAAGGTAAAAGATGAATCAGGTGTGATTGTTGCGCAAGGTAAGACTCCACAAGGTGTAACACTCGCCAAGTCAGATGGTAGCTATTTTGGCAAAAAGAGCTACCAGATCACTATGGAGAAGGATGGGTACGAACCAGTTACCCTGCCAATCAAAGCCAATGCTAATGGTTGGTATATTGGTGGAAACCTTGTGTTTGGTGGGTTAATTGGTTGGCTTGCTGTAGATCCATTTAATGGTGGGATGTATACCTTGAAGCCAAAAGAGGCAAACGCATCTCTTATACCGTCAACAAAGCAAGACTAACAAATAGAACCCACCGTCAGGTGGGTTTTTTGTACAAATCCTTCAGCGTATCAAACACCATTTTCTTAACAAGTTCGGACTGCTCATCAGCAATGCGCTCTGCTTCGTCGCGATAACCTGATACTGGAGATGGCTTAGATATAGCTTCGGTAACTATCTGAACTAATTCAGCATTCAGTGAGCGGCCATTCGATTTAGCTCGCTGTTTCAGCTTTTCCTTTAATTCGTAAGGTAGCCGCAGATTAAATTGCGGGTCATCTCTTCCCATTTCTGATGCCTCACTTTTGTAAGTGGATCGGCATCATATGATCTACTGGTTATATCCACAATAAGACCACTGTGGTCTTAATGACGCATTGCCGTAGCTACGCTGCGACGATTACTTTCATCTGGAGCAGATTAAATGACAGATATCACTGCAAACGTAGTTGTTTCTAACCCTCGTCCAATCTTCACTGAATCCCGTTCGTTTAAAGCTGTTGCTAATGGGAAAATTTACATTGGTCAGATTGATACCGATCCGGTTAATCCTGCCAATCAGATACCCGTATACATTGAAAATGAGGATGGCTCTCACGTCCAGATTACTCAGCCGCTAATTATCAACGCAGCCGGTAAAATCGTATACAACGGCCAACTGGTGAAAATTGTCACCGTTCAGGGTCATAGCATGGCTATCTATGATGCCCATGGTTCTCAGGTTGACTATATTGCTAACGTATTGAAGTACGATCCAGATCAATATTCAATAGAAGCTGATAAAAAATTTAAGTATTCAGTAAAATTATCAGATTATCCAACATTGCAGGATGCAGCATCTGCTGCGGTTGATGGCCTTCTTATCGATCGAGATTATAATTTTTATGGTGGAGAGACAGTTGATTTTGGCGGAAAGGTTCTGACTATAGAATGTAAAGCTAAGTTTATAGGAGATGGAAATCTTATTTTTACGAAATTAGGCAAAGGTTCCCGCATTGCCGGGGTTTTTATGGAAAGCACTACAACACCATGGGTTATCAAGCCTTGGACGGATGACAATCAGTGGCTAACGGATGCCGCAGCGGTCGTTGCCACTTTAAAACAATCTAAAACTGATGGGTATCAGCCAACCGTAAGCGATTACGTTAAATTCCCAGGAATAGAAACGTTACTCCCACCTAATGCAAAAGGGCAAAACATAACGTCTACGTTAGAAATTAGAGAATGTATAGGGGTCGAAGTTCATCGGGCTAGCGGTCTAATGGCTGGTTTTTTGTTTAGAGGGTGTCACTTCTGCAAGATGGTAGACGCCAATAATCCAAGCGGAGGTAAAGATGGCATTATAACCTTCGAAAACCTTAGCGGCGATTGGGGGAAGGGTAACTATGTCATTGGCGGACGAACCAGCTATGGGTCAGTAAGTAGCGCCCAGTTTTTACGTAATAATGGTGGCTTTGAACGTGATGGTGGAGTTATTGGGTTTACTTCATATCGCGCTGGGGAGAGTGGCGTTAAAACTTGGCAAGGTACTGTGGGCTCGACAACCTCTCGCAACTATAATCTGCAATTCCGCGACTCGGTCGTTATTTACCCCGTATGGGACGGATTCGATTTAGGTGCTGACACTGACATGAATCCGGAGTTGGACAGGCCAGGGGACTACCCTATAACCCAATACCCACTGCATCAGTTACCACTAAATCACCTGATTGATAATCTTCTGGTTCGCGGGGCGTTAGGTGTAGGTTTTGGTATGGATGGTAAGGGCATGTATGTGTCTAATATTACCGTAGAAGATTGCGCTGGGTCTGGCGCGTACCTACTCACCCACGAATCAGTATTTACCAATATAGCCATAATTGACACCAATACTAAGGATTTCCAGGCGAATCAGATTTATATATCTGGGGCTTGCCGTGTGAACGGTTTACGTTTAATTGGGATCCGCTCAACCGATGGGCAGGGTCTAACCATAGACGCCCCTAACTCTACCGTAAGCGGTATAACCGGGATGGTAGATCCCTCTAGAATTAATGTTGCTAATTTGGCAGAAGAAGGGTTAGGTAATATCCGCGCTAATAGTTTCGGCTATGATAGCGCAGCGATTAAACTGCGGATTCATAAGTTATCAAAGACATTAGATAGCGGAGCATTGTACTCCCACATTAACGGGGGGCCCGGTTCTGGCTCAGCGTATACTCAACTTACTGCTATTTCAGGTAGCACACCTGACGCTGTATCATTAAAAATTAACCACAAAGATTGCAGGGGGGCAGAGATACCATTTGTTCCTGAAATCGCGTCAGATGATTTTATAAAGGATTCCTCATGTTTTTTGCCATATTGGGAAAATAATTCTACTTCTTTAAAGGCTTTAGTGAAAAAACCCAATGGAGAATTAGTTAGATTAACCTTGGCAACACTTTAGATATGTAATAAAAATGGGTGTAAACACCCATTTTTATTTTATGTTAAATATTCTATAGCTAATTAAACCTAACAACTATGGTTTCCCCTACAACACCAATATCGTATACGTTATTACCAGATTTTTTCCACCCATTTTCAAGTTTAACCTCTTTGTCATATAGTCTGTAATTTCTAGAAAACACATTTCTTTGCATTAACACCTCTGACCACATCCAATCATTGTTAATAATGCGTGGTATTAACTCTCTCATTAAAGGATGCTTTATTACTATGTTTTCATTTATTGGTGCATACGGTTCTGTGCCAATGAATTTTATATTTTTCTTGTCTCTTCCAAATCCAAGATAATCTATGTCTTGAGATATTCTATTTACAATGCTTTCCTCAAGCTGAAACTGTGCATTTATGGCATTGTAAGCACCATAAGAAAATATTGTTGATATTAAAAGAATAAAAGAAAAATATATTCTTGATATTAACTGTTTATCTTCAAAAGCATAGAATACGCATAGGCAACAAAAAAACATAAAGCCACCCATACCAATCAATACCCTCGGTGCGTATATTGGTGATTTTAGAAAAATCATTGGTCCAATGATGAAGAACATTGATGCTAATAAAATTAAAACTACTAGCAATAACTTTGTTTTCTTATTTTCATCTCTTTTGATTGCTTTTAAAACTATGACTATCAAAGAAATGATTAGCGCAAAGAATAGCGAGTAGTAGATTAAGTAATTATCGCCATTCAAGATCGTGCTAAACATTCTATAAAATGATAAGACGTTAGAAATTATCCCTTCAAATAAACTTGAGTTTATCTCTATAATCTTACTATGTTCGATATTGTAAGGGCCTGTTACAAGCCTTTTTGCAATAAAGTAAGAATAGGCAAAATATCCTACCATTAAACCAGCGACAGAAGATGCTGTATTTTTTGTGATATTTGAAATTGAGTTTTTCTTAACCACATCTGAAATTATAAAAGCCAACAAGAATATTGCGTAAGTATTCAGCGCAGCCTGATAAAGACTAAGGAATGCAATGGTTAAAATGGATGATATTATGATATTTATAGGCTTGTATTGATAAGCGACATACGATGAGATAATAGATATTGCTACACTCATGCACATTGTTAATGAATCATATCTATATGATAGATTTTCTATAAAGAATGGGTTTGCCAAAATCATCATAAAACAAAGAGATGCTGTGATGTAGTCATCTCCAAACAGCTTTTCCCTGACGCAGGATAGTGCCAATGCTAAAATAACTATCCCTAGCATTAAAGGTAGCGGAGAAGCGTCTATAATTGGGATTCCAAAATTAATGATATAGAAAATAAAGTCGGAAAGTGGGCGACCATTGCCTGACCAACCCAACCCGCCATATAAAGACCTACCCAAGTCATCAACGAAAAATGATTGATGTGTTAATAAAGGAAATGTATATATAATCGCCAATCCAAGAAAGATTGATATAAATATCCTGTCATTACTATTAAATTTCAC